CTCCGTTCTGCCACCCAACTGCCCCTCTACACGCACTCCAAACAACATTGGAGAGTTGACCTTGTGTGCAACAAATATCTCTTGTTGTACGGTCTTATTTAACAAGTCAAATTGCTTGTCAAAATCCGATGGCTGAAGGTTTGAAATGACTGATTCCTTCTCCGTAGGATCGTTGTACTGGATAATCAAACCACCGGCATTGTCCGTGCCTTGATAGTTCTCCTTGAATCTCCTTGCAGTTGCACGAGCTTCTTCAGGTGTTGGGATTCCCTTGAATAACTGGATGTGGGTTTGTGCCGTGAATCCGTTCTTGATTGAGTTCAAGTAGTAATTGGAAATCTCGGTGTCAACCTCAATGTATTTCAACGCACCAACATAATCAGGTAGCGGATAAGTGCCTTCACCGGGACGATAGAATTGGCAATAGTACAATTGCTTTGATTCTCTCGTGATTGGGTTGTAAGGTTGGTAGTGAATCTTTTCCGCTTTTGTATCAGTCCAATCCGCACAATACACATACTCACCCTCAAGACCTTTGCGAACATCCTTGAATGGGATGTGATAGTATTCGCTTGGTGCGGTCTTGGCTTTGTTCCAAATAACCTCTACTGCAAACCCATTGAACAACTCCGCATCGTATGCAATCTTTGCTTTCAGTTCCTCATAGGTCTCGTAGGCGTTGATGTTCTTTAATTTGGCTTCGGCTTTGGCGATGTCGGTGGTGTTTTGTCCGAAAACATCAGTACCAATACCAGCAATATAAGAAGCTTTTGCAGAAACGATGGCATTGTGCTTGGGTGATTTGTTAAATAATTCAACGAGAAAATCGGGATAGAGATTGTCTGCTCCGAAAGTCACGAACCCCTTTGCCTTGTTCTCTTTGAAAACGGGCAACTTGTTGTCGTGAAAATTGATCCTTTGGAATATCATCACCTACAAATAGCAATCAATCCTTTTTGTTTGAGAACTTGTCAATAGATGTGAATCCAAGACAAGCAATCACGATGAACTCAACTGCACTTACCAATTCAGGAGAAGGTACAATATCAGCTGGGGACAAACTATTATGAGCCATTGTGCCAAACAAAACAAAAGCACCGATGATGCCAACGAATCGTTTTGATGACATCTCTCCTTTGTCACCTGTGAAAATTTCTAAAATGCGTTTCATATGTCGGAAGATAGCAAAAGTGTGTATGTGAAAGAGTTTCCGTGCAAGGTCGCTGCCTTTTTGACAATAGCCATAAACGAATCAAAGTCCGCTGACTTCTTGAACACCTGACATCCCTCGCTCCAGTTCTCAACATAGGTTGAATCTGCACCGGCTTTGTGAATGTTGATGCCGTAGATTCCTTCAGTAATGACCTTCTCATCAAATGTCATATCCTTATTGCTATCTCGGTATACCTTGAGTGGTTTCACTTGTCTCAACGCCTCATATTTGCCTTGATGCAGACCGATGGCGTGGCTTCCTTTGTACTGACCGGGAACTAAACGAGCAACACCTTGAGCGTTGTGAAATTCTTTCACTCCCTTTGTGCCGGGATCGGTTGTCGCTGCCCATTGTTTGAACACCCATTCACCGTTCACTTTGTAGGATACGGTTAAAAGGTCATCAAATACATTGGTGACTTTGTTGCCGATGGTGCGGATGCCGATAATGTTCAGGTTGTAGTCACCATTCTCAAAGAATGCGTAACCTTTTGCCTTCATTGCTACTTTGATTTTGTCTATCATTTCCCTTGTCCTTTATATGGTTTGGAACTCTTGTGCTTGTTCTTGTGTTTGGTGTGTCTGCCCAATTTGTTTTTGGGTTTGGCACGAAATGTTGATGTGTTTACTTTGGCTGCCATAGGTAAACTCTAAAGTATTCAAAATCCTCTTTCCCTCCTTCGCTCACATAGTTCAAATATGCATCATAAATCACTCCCTTGAATTGAATGGGTTGTGTGGTTGTATCAATTCCAGCACCCACCATCTTGACTGCAAAAACCTCAATCTTCTCCTCCATCTTTTCTACCTTCTCTTCCGCTTTGACAACTGCCTCTTTCAATTCTGCTTTCTCCGCCACCTTTTCTTCCACCATCTTGTCACTCATTTCGTGTGCCTGAGCAGTTGCAACCGATGCCTCTTGTAGATGGCTGCTAATCTTCTCAAGCATCAACTCTACCTCGTCAACTGGAACGGCTTTGGTCTTGGGTTGTGGAACGGCAACGATGGCGATACACAAACAAGCTGCAAAAATCAAAGTATAGTGTTTCATAATTTACGCATTGTGTTCATTATACGGATCTCGGTGATGGCAGCAGCCAATGCACTATCGGACTTTTTGAGAGCATAAGACAAGCGGTCAATCTTCAAATCCAGTGCATCAATCTTTTGGTTGCTCTTTTCAATCTGCTCTTTATACCCCGACCGAAGGTCAACATACAAATAGCTAACAGCCAACAGCATACAAAAAGCAACGGCAGCAATTGGATTCTTACGAAATTGATCAAAGGAAACAGGGATAGGTGAGGGGGTTTTTTTAACGGTGGTCATTAGTATGGGAATGGGGGTGTTACAACTTCAAATTCAATCGGTGTTCCAAGAATTGGCGTGAGTGATTCGTCAAAAACAATATACCAAAATTGGGGTGTGTTCAATTCTGCAAACTGATAATCAACCCAATTTTGAGTTATGTCATCGGGATCAACGGGGATGCCGTAGTAAGTATCACACAACTCACGGGCGTTGATTGCTTCTTGTTCGGTGGGATATTGGTAGCCGTTAGTAGATGCCATAGTAAGTATTTATATTAGATGAGATGCCCGTTCGGTTAGCGGATTCATCGGTAGTGTAAATTATTATTTCTTGCAAAAGACCTGCAAAATTAAAACCACTAGTATAATAAGCAATGGAATCTATTATGGCATTGGAATTGGAGATGCTATTGTTGTATGAATTATTTGAATTATTGAATTGTCCAACTGCTTGTGTAGAATTTCTACGATTTAAATACGCTAAATGTTGAGTATTTTCAGCTCCTGATGCAGAGGTATTATTTAATGATGTTCTAATTATCGCAGTACCTGTGTAGCCCGTTGGGTTTCCTTCACCTGCAACATCGTCACCCATATAATAAAGCCCGTTTCTTGAGCCTGATAATATAATACTTGTATTTCCTAATTGATTTGATTTTTTACTTACCCATAAAATAGTAAATGGATTTGTATTTATGCTGCTAAAAACCATATAATTCGTATCCGCACCAGTAAATTGAATTGCTGATTTTGTGTTATCAGTTATAACTGCACCACTACTAACAATTTGCGGCTGATTGGCTGCGGTTGTTTGTGTTGCATTTCTTCCGTTTCCGCTTTGGTCGTACCAAGTTGTTACAAATCCATTTGTTCCGCTACAAAAAGAAGTTAAAGTGGTAGTGTCTAAATTTCTATTAACATTATTAATAAATCCAATATCCTGTTCTGCGTTGTCGCTTGACCTACGCACACGAATAAGATTTCCAGTGTATGCTATTCTTAATCCTCGCAATGCATAAGCCCCAGCAGCGTTGGGATATGTATCTAATAACCCGAGAAAATCGTTCACCTCTTGACTACCAATTAACCCCAATTGCGTAGGTAATTGCCCAGCGACCAACTTGTCACCAAACAACTTTTCATTAAACCCACGCATTATCCCGAAGTCAGGCATATTAATAATCTCCTTTAATTGCAAATATATTTACACCCACCGCAGTTGCAACGGTTGTCCCAACTTTTACCACTTGACCAGCCTTTAACTGCAAATCTGAATAGGCAGTTACCGCCCTTTGTGATGTAACTGTAGTTGATGCCGTAATCGGTGCAAGTGCAATCTCATCAAACAACTTAAAATTTGCCCCACTTGAATCACTGACAAAAATCAAAACTAAAGTTGCCGCATTTGTTCCAGCAACCTTCGCCCCAATCTGCGTGATTTTCGTGCCGTTTGTTGCAGCGGTTAAAAGTGTGACGGTGTTTGTCATTGTCGCACCTGTTCTATCCGTTGTTGCCGCAGTCACGGTTGCAATAGCGAGTTCAGGTGATAGTGCGAATATGGGTGATGTATTTGCAGGCATAGTTTAGTAGTTGTAAAATAGGTATAAATCCCCACCCGTTGAAGGTGGAATGTTTAAGTTTGTCAAATTGCTTCCATCAACCGCTGGAAGTTTAGCGGATGCATCTAATTGAACGAGTTTGTTGGCGGTGTTAAAAGTGTTTCCTTGCGTTGTAACGGCTGAACTCAACCTCGCATCGCCCAATGTACCACTCGTGATATTTGATGCGTTTGTGGTGTCTACATCTGCGACATTGCTCAACCCCACTTGTGCTTTTGTGGTGGCGTGTGGGTTACTTGTGTTGGATGTGTGTGATGTAAGCGTTGAAAGGTTTGCAGTTATCTGAGCTTGTAACTTTCCAAAGGCAATCAACACCGAATCAGTTGCGGAGATAACCGCATTTGTGACAAGTGAAAGACCAGTCAAGATGACCGCCCTCACTCGTGCTGATGTGTGATACTGATTTGTTCCTTCGGTTATGTCGGTGGTTGTCAATACAACTGCACCCGTCTTTGTGTTTACCGATTGAACATTTCCTTGTGATGCGATGGTGATGGTTTGAAGTGCATCGTCAAAGGTGATTGATGTGTTTGAACCAGCCAACAAAGTTGCTTTGACTTTGGTATAAACACGAGTATTTGTGAAATATAGGTTTGTCCCTTCGGCAAGGTTTGTGGTTGAACTGGCTTCCAATACACGCTGACCGATGTTGGCAAGGTTTGTCCGCTTGGTGACATTCTCGCTATAGTCCACAATTGGAATACTATCCTGATTGACATCAATAGTTCCTATCGGATCAAGTTGTGAAATTTTCTTGTTAGCCATAACTTTCTACCAATCTACCTCCATCCTCTTGGAGCAATAAAAATGAATCTTCAGTCAATAAAAAAAACGCCCTCAAAGCATCCACATCGTAGTTCTTTTTCTCCAAATCCGTGGAGCGTTCAAACCCAATGTCCCTTTGAGTGGTAAATAATTTCTCCGTCAATTGAACTTCGTGTTCAACTCCCATATCTCGCTGCGTGGTGTATATTTTCTCGCTCACGATACTTGGTAGAATAGTTCTTCGTTCAACAATGGGATGACTTTCAAGATGCCTGTCTCAACCAACTCATCTGCCAATGAAGGGTTCAAGTTATTAGATGAAATTTGAGCATAGATTCGGTATTCGTGTTCACCAACTTCCAATGTCTTTGCATCTGTCGCCCCTTCATCAAAAAGAAACTTGTTGTATCTCTCGGGGAATGTGCTGATGTCGGTCAAAATAAAGTTCTTGACTGCATCGGTTTGACGGCACTTCATACTGAATAGAAAATAAGGGTTTGCAATCGTCACTTTTTCGGTGAGAGTTACATACCAATATTCGGAATCTTGCTTTGTTACTTTCAGCATCATAACAAAATAGCGATGCGAAATTTATGTAACAAAAAAGGGAGAGCATTTGCCCTCCCTCTTTCTCCTATGAATCAAGAACCAATTAGATACCTAAACTGGTAACAACTGAACTCTGCAATTTATAAGGTGCTTCCGCTTCAATCGCTGACAAGGTAACCTCATATCCATTTGAATCACCCATCGCAGTACCGGTGTTTGCAACCATAGCGGTCACATCACATCCGTACTCCTTACCGACCAAGAAATACTCATCGTTGTTGTTTTTCACGATGCAGAAACATCTGCCTTGTGCCAACAATTTCATTTCATTTCTTTTGGTGGTTGACAATCTGCGGAGTTTGAAAGCAACATCCGACTGATTGAAGGATGTGCCATTTTCAACACTCACATTTGTGGTGATTACAAGTGATCCAGTTGCTTTGGGAAGTTCGTAAGTATACACGCTACCACTTGCAACGCTTGTTGCGGTAACTTCTCCACTTGCAACGGTGAATCCTGAAGTTGCCCAGTTAATCAAGTGGATGCTTTTGATGCCTCCAACTGCATCTTTGCAGTCAAGGGCGAATCCTGAAGTAAGTAAACAAGGCATATCTTAATGGATTAAAGGGTGAAGTAAACGATTTCTCCGGGGAATGCAACCTGAACACCAGCTTTGAAAGTGAAACGAACACGCACTTCATCGTTGTCAATGCTGTACCACATCTTCACTTCTTCTTGCTCGTCAATCAAGTCCGTACCCATAAAGAAGTTTGACAAAGAACCAGCAACAATCTTGTTAGTTCCGTTCAAACCACCTACGGCAATCAACTTCATATTTGTACCGGGATAAACCATCTCCATAGTTTGTGCAGCATCTGCAACATAATGGAACAAGTTTGCATTCTTCAAGTTAACCAACATCAACTTGTAAGCATCAATTCCCAAGAAGCAAACCAAGTCATCCTTCTCTGCAACGGCAGCAGGAATGTTGGCGTACACTTGATCCAAGATGTCATCAATGTTTGCAGCGGTGATTGAAGTGAAAGTGGTTGGAGCAGAGTTGGCCAATACTGGAGACGCAGCAGCGATGATTTTGTTGAATCCATCAAAGCGACTCAAGTTAGGGTTACCACTTGCGGTGTCACCTTGCCAAATGGCAGTTTCCAAAGTTTGTGCAATTACGGCAGCTTTTTCAGCACCGATTTGCTCTTCAAAGGGAACCATTGTTGGTGAACCAGGCATGATTTGGGTTTGCATCCATTTGGCTTCCAAAGTTTTTGGACACAAAGTTTCTTCAACTTTTACTGCACCAACGGTGATATTGCGTTGAGTAAAGGCAGTTGTACCTGATGGGTTGTAACCACAACCATCGGCTTGGAAGAAAACGGTTGAAGCAAGGATGTTCAAAGCAGATGCTGATTTAACACCTACCTGAACTTGGTTAGCAGATTGCAAAGTTGAAGAAGTTTTGCTTCCGAACAATGCTTTTACCAATAAGTCAGTTGACTGCTCATTGGTGTAGTTAGCGAGTGATCCTACTGAAAATGACATAGTTT